CCGGCACCGTGGCAAATTCAATTGGTGGCTCGAACACCAACATGAACATTTCCAAGCTGCGCGAAGCTGCGAAGATCCTGAACGCCAAGAACGTGCCATCTGATGGCCGTCACATCATCATCCACGCCAACTCGCTGGCAGCGATGCTCGAGCAGACTTCGGTCACCAGCTCGGACTTCAACACCGTGAAGGCGCTGGTTCAGGGTGAGATCAACCAGTACATGGGCTTCACGTTCCATGTCTTGGGTGACCGCTCGGAAGGTGGACTGCCAATCGATGGTTCGTCGGATCGCACTCTGTTTGCTTTCCACAAAGACGCTATCGGCTACGCAGAAGGCATCGCTCCTCGCACCGAAATCAACTATGTTCCGGAAAAGACCAGCTGGCTGGTCAACGCATTATTCTCGGCTGGTTCGATTGCTATCGATGCAGAGGGTATCGTCAAAATCACTGCCCGCGATACTGCGGCTGCAGCTTAATAGGAGGGCTGAATCATGGCTTATGATGCAGCTGGCTTTACAGCCTACAGTGCCTCCAAGCGAGGCAACGCCCCGTCGATGTACGGCTACAAAACAGCCGATGCTATCGCGGATGTCAACACAGCGGGTTACTTCAACGCGCTGGCCAACACGCTCGAAGTGGGCGACGTTATCCACTGCGTGACTTCGACCGGCTCGACCGCCGTTGTCACTCTGGTGTATGTCGTTTCCAACGCAAGCGGCGTTGTTGACGTAACCGACGGCACCACGCTGTCGGCTACCGACGGCGATTAAGTCGTCATCATGTAGTATCAAGGGCTGGTTTCTGCGAGAGGCCAGCCCTTTCTTACATTAAGAGGTTGCAATGGCAGCAGGCGATACAGGTGTTTCGATTTGCTCTGACGCGCTGATTCTGCTGGGCGCGAAGGCAATCTCATCTTTTAACGACGGCACCGACGAGAGCTCGGTCTGCGACCGTCTATATCCAGACATCCGAGATTCGACCCTGATGATGCACCCCTGGTCGTTCTCCATGAAGAAGATCCAGCTGGCGCGGCTGATTACTACGCCCACCAGCTATTGGAAGTATGAATACCTTTTGCCTGGTGACCGTCTTGGCAACCCGCACTCGGTGCGTGATACCGCTGCAGTTGGCGGCTTCATTAGTGTCGATTGGGAAATCCACGGCGACAAGCTGCTGACGAATTTGGAGTCGGTCTATATCGACTACCAGTACCAGACACCAGAATATGCAATGCCGCAATACTTTGTGCAGCTGCTGAAGTACATGATTGCCTGGCACATCGCCGAGCCAATTACAGAACAGGGCGACAAGACGCTGCGCTGGCGGCAGATTGCTGTTGGCGATCCTGCTGAAAATGGGCGCGGTGGATTCTTCCGGCAGGCTGCTGTGATTGATGGCAAGAATCAGCCGGTGCGCGTTATTGAAGATTACACCTTGGTTTCGGTGAGGAACTGATGGCCCGCTTCGTTGACTTTACAACGAACTTCTCGACGGGCGAGCTCGACCCGTTGCTGCGTGCGCGGGTTGACCTGCAGCAGTATGGCAATGCGCTGGCCAAGGCGACAAATGTCTTGATCCAGCCGCAAGGTGGCCTGCGTCGCCGCCCAGGCTTAAAGCACATTCTCGAGCTGCCCAATACCAGCACAGAGTCTGCCGGCAATGGCGTGCGCTTGGTGCCGTTCTCATTTTCTGTCGATGATTCCTACATGTTGTGCTTTACGCATAACCGCATGTATGTGATCAAGAATGGCGTGGTACAGGCCAACATCAACGGCAGCGGAAACAGTTACTTGACCACCACCATCGGCAGCAGCATTGTTGACGATATGTGCTGGACGCAGTCGGCTGATACGCTGATTGTGGTGCATCCCGACCTACAGCCGGTGCGCATAACACGCACCAGCGACACAGCCTGGACGGCCACCACGATTACCTTTGACAGCATTCCTAAGTACGCATTCAACATTGATTTCCACACAAACAATGGATCAACGCTGACACCATCAGCCGTGTCTGGAAACATCACGTTGACAGCCTCTACAACGCACCACGACAGCGGCGCGGCACAGGCTGGCACCAGTACCACCATCACGCTGAAATCAACGGCCAGTGCGACCGATGACATCTATAACGGCATGTATGTCACGATCACCAGCGGCACAGGTGCTGGCCAGATCAGGATTATTGAGGACTACGTCGGCAGCACCAAGGTGGCGACGGTAACCCCGGCATGGACGACAACGCCAACTAGCGCAAGCAATTACTCAGTTACCACCTGGACAACAGAATCAGTCAATCAGTACGTCAATGCCAGCCCACAGGGTCGGGCAAGGATTACCAGGTACATATCAGCAACAGTGGTCGAAGCTGTTACCGAATACCCATTCTTTAACACCACGGCCATTGATGCTGGCCGCTGGGAGCTTGAGCACAATTACGAAGATGTCTGGTCGAGCACCAAAGGCTGGCCACGGTCGGTAACTTTCCATGAAGGGCGGCTGTACTTTGGCGGCAGCAAGTCGCGGCCATCGACCGTGTGGGGCAGCAAGATCGGGCTATTCTTTGACTTTGTGCCGTTTGAATCTTTGGACGATGATGCGGTCGAGGCGACGCTAGATACCAACGATCTGAACGTCATCACCGACATTATTAGCTCGCGTGACTTTCAAGTCTTTACCACCGGCGGTGAATTCTTTGTACCGCAGCAGGGTACTGATCCGATCACGCCGCTGACCTTTACGTTTAAGAACGTCAGCAGAAATGGGATTAAGCCTGGCACTCGGGTACAGTCGGTGGAGTCTGGCTCGGTCTACATCCAGCGCCAGGGCAAGTCGCTCAATGAGTTTCTGTTTAGCGACACCCAGCTGACCTACATTACTCAGCGGATCTCGCTGCTGTCTGGCCACCTGCTGAAGGGGCCGCAGCGCATTGCCTTGCGTCGGGCATCTAGTACAGAAGAGGCAGATCTGTTGCTAATGACCAACACCAACGATGGCAGCATGGCGGTCTTCTCCATCATGCGCAGCCAGCAGATTACGTCGCCGTCTGAGTACACCACCGACGGTGAGTTTATCGACGTTGGCGTGGACATCACGCAGATCTATGTGGTGACCAAACGCGTGTTCAACGGCACCACAAGGTACTTCATTGAGCGTTTCCAAGATGACCTATATACCGACTGCGCATTCATTGGCGGGTCGGCTGGCGGCGTTGGCAGTGGCCTGCCGCACATTGGCAAGTCGCTGAACGTCATCACCGATGGCGTGCCGCAGAGTAACGAGACTGTCAGCTCTGGCGGCGCTGTGACGTTTGACCGCGAGAGCACGACTAGCTACGAGGTTGGACTGCCTATTACTGTGTATGCCAAGACAATGCCCGTTGAGATTAAACTGCAGACCGGCAGCCGGGTATCGTTTAAGAAGCGCATCGTTGAGATCAGCGCGGTGCTAGAGGAAACGCAAAACCTGGTGATTAACAACCAGCCGGTGGCATTTAGGTTGCTGGACAATCCGCTGCTGGATGATCCAGAACCGATCTATACCGGCATCAAGCGGGTCAATGGTGTGCTGGGTTACAGCCGCGAGCAGTCGATCGAAGTGTCGCAGAATCTGCCGCTAAAGATGAACTTGCTCGGCCTTGATTATCGCGTGGCCGTTTACTCGGGAACATAACTATGGCTGAGATTGTTAGAGAAGAATTGCTTGGCCAAGCCGGTGGTGGAGCTCCGGCAACTGGCCGTGTTTCTGGTGGCGTTTCTGGTGGGATGATAGTCGCAGGCGCTGGCCTGATTGCATCTTATGCTGCTTCGCAGGCGCAGCTGGCTGCTGGCATCCAGCAGCAGACAGGTTACCTGCTGCAGGCACGCGACAACCTGGCGGTGGCCGAGGTTCGCGCAGAGATGTCGGATCAGTATGCGCAGATCCAAGCTGGCCGGATGTTGAAGAAGGCGCAGGTTGAAGCGCAAAATTACCAGATCGCTGGTAACCAGCTGCTGAAGAATCTGAGGGCAACCAATGCCACAGCCAGAGCTCGAGCTGCTGCGTCGGGTGTCGCATTTGGCGAAGGCAGCGCAGCTGCAATCCAGCGCGAGAATGTGCAGGCGACCATGTTTGATGTTGGTATTGCTGATCTGAACGCGCTAACAGCTCGCGTGCTTGGGTTTGAGGATGCGTCTGCGATGATCCAATCGACTGACTATCAAAACTTCCTGAACGTGTTTGCGGCACAGCGCCAAGCTGGCCAGTACACCCAAGCTGGCAAAGCTGCGCGTCAGCAAGCTGGATTGTTGGCTGGTGCCACATTGACCCGTGGTGCAGTTGATTTTGCCCAAACTGCGTATAGAGGATAAGGCAACGACATGGCAACCAGAATTGAATCCGGTCGAATCCAAATAGATGCGCCAGGTAGCGTGCCGATGGAACGCATCGCGCCGCAGCAGGTTGATTTTATGACTGCAGCCAGAGAAGAGGCCAGAGGCGCGGCCACGATGGCTGACATCATTGACCGCATGTCAACGACTGTGTTTGGCATGGCCAAGGAAATGGCGCAAGAAGAGGCGATAAAGTTTGCTGCAGAAAATCCAATTACCGATGAGCAACTTGTGCTTGCTAGAGAAGGATTCCCATCAGCGATTTCTGGCGTTGGTAAAACATCTGGTGATTTTTCTGTTTATGGCAAGGCATTGCAAAAGGCTCGCACGCTGCAGCTGTCCGGTTATTTTGAGATGGAAGGCCGCAACGAATTAGCAAAGCTGCTGGTCGATGTGCAGAATGGCAAAGCATCTTCGACCGATGTTGCAAATAAGATTGCTGTTGTGACTGATGGGTATGCCAAGTCATTAGCCAAGATCGATGGCGAGGCATCCATCAAGCTGCGTGCAACGATGGCAACGCATGGCAACACGGTGCTGAATGCTGCCTATGAGTCTGAGTTAAAGCGCAAAAAGTCTGAGGATATTACCAAGTTTGACTTGGACTTTGACAACACAATGAATCTGCTAGAGGCTACCGTTTCCAGAGGTTTCTGGATTGATCAAAAAGGTGAGCAGAGATCAATCTATGATCTTGTCAAAAATATAGAGGTCAACATTGCCAATCAGTCGCTACTGATCGGCGATGCTGGCGTGCAAAAAGAATACAGCGAAAAGTTTCGCGTTGCGTTGCGCACGGCAAAAATTAATGCCGTGACTAAGCATATTATGAGCGACGAGTTTATGGCAGATCCAACTGCCACGCTTAACAAAATCAGAACTGGCGATGTCGGCAAGATGTCTCAAGTATTGAGGGAAATGGTTGCAACTGATTTTGATGCTGTTGCCAAAGTAACTGCCAACTATATGCTGGCCGTCAATCAGAAAGAAGAGATTGCACGACGCAAGCGAGATGATGAGAAGCGTGCTGCTGAATCAACCGCAATCAACTTGCTTGAGCAGATATATCCAATCAAAGATCCTAAAAACCCAACTCGGCAAAAACTTGTTGCAGACTTGATGGCGCTGCCGCCAGGGTCAGTTCCGATTGGCACGATCAAAGATATTCTTGAGCCAAACAAAGAAGGCACCGGCAATTCAATGTCTGAATACAATGCGCTAGGCATGATCTTTGATGGCAAGATTACTGACAAAGCGCAGATTGACAGAATACCCAACTTGACTGTTGGCCAACGTCTGACATTACTGAAGGCGTTGCGCAGCGAAAACAAAGCTGGCGATAGAGAGCTTGATTCTGGATTGAACAAGCTGTCAGGCATTAACGCTGACCCTAGCACCATTGTTGTGCTGGACAAGAACAGCGCAGAATTTAAGCGTAAGCAAGAATTAAAAACCAGGGTGCTTCAAATACAAGCAGAGGCTTCTGCAAAAGGTGAAACCATAACCGAGCGCCAGATCCTAAGTCAGATTGAATCTGAAATCCTTGCAAAGAAAAATACTTCTGAAGCAAAGCAGGCAAAGGATTCGCTGGATTACTTTGTGATTGATAAGAGCGGTCGCGCAAAGCCAGATCGGGATTGGATTACCGGCCCGGTCAATCGACAGACTTTGCCAGCGCTAAAGCAAAAGGCTGGAACTGATCCAAAGAAACTGCGCCAGATCCAAGAAATTGAACGCCTGCTAAAAATATCTGAGGGAGGCTGAAGTGGCATACAGCCAAATTGAACAGCGTTATATGGACATGATTGTGGAGGGATACTTCCCCACCACGCCACCAGAGCCTGCGCCAGAGGAGCCCAGCCTAGAAGGTGTCCAGCTGGCCGCTGGCCCGAGCAAGACGCGCACAGACGCGCCTGCTGGCGCTAGTCTTCCTAAAGCGCCGACCACGCCTGAACAGGCTGCGGAGATGATGCGCAACATGCCGCTGGCAACGCAATCGGAAATGATCATGCGCAGGATTGCAGAGGATCAAAAGGCTGGCGTTGTAGGCTCTGTCATTCCAAAAGATATGACAATGCGTCAAAATATGGTTAGCGGTATGCAGCAGATGCTTATTGATAATACAGGCATGGACAATGCACGCGCACGCAAACTATCTGAAACGATGTTTGGTGGCGAAAACTCTGGCATACCGTTAGGTATTGGCTTGATAGATTTAACGCCGTTTGTCATCCCACTTGCCGCGCAGGAGGCAGGCATCTCTGCTGGTGAGGCAAGAGAGGCTGCGCAAGCGGGTGAGTATGGCCAAGCCGCATTGAGTTACGGAACTGGCGTGCTGCAGGGATTGGATGTTGTGCCTGGCGTTGCGCTTGCCGCAAAGGGTGGTAAGGCTGTGGGCGAAGCGCTGGCATCAAAAATCAAAGCAAAAAACAAAATGAAAGCTGGAGGTGCTGAATAATGGCAACCGCACCACTTGAGCAGCGCCTCGGTTCCATCTTGCCTGACGTACCTACACCGCCGACCGGCGAGGTGCCGCTAGAGCCGTTTCCAATGGAAGCAGCCGCCGATCCGATAGACATGCCGAGCGGCGACCCTGGCTCGCCCAACATGGACGGAATGCAGGTTGCTGGTGTTGGATCGCTTCTCCGCAAGATGGTCACCGAGGCAAAGCCAAGCGCTGGCCGCAGAATCGTTAGCGATGCTGTGCCGCCTGATGCACTGCCGGAGGCCGCAAAGGTTGGCCGAGTTACCGTAATCCCAGAAGCTGGCGATGCGCTCACTACCCAGGTGCAGCAGGCAACGCAGGCTAGAAAAGCAGCTGGTGCTACCAAAGGCAAGCCGAGCCCAACGACAGCCGAGCGTGCTGCTGGTGTGCCTGTTGAGCCGTTCAACCTGTCTCGCTATCAGAGTGACGATGCAGCTGCCGTGATTGGTGGCGTGGCCGATGCGCTGGGTATTAAGACCAAGCGCGTCACCTTTGATGAGATCAAAAAGAAAGCAGAAGACAGCGGGATCAGCGAGTCCTTTCTGGCTCGCCTGACATCACCAGACGGCACGATGTTGCCGAGCGCTGTGGATACCTACAAGGCTTTGCAGGTGCTGGAGTCTAGCGCTGTTGAGCTTGATCGTTTATTCAAGCTGGTTAATACCGGCGCTGCATCTGACATTGATAAGCTGGCACTGCGTCAGCAAATCGCTTTCCACGGCCTGATCCAGAAGGGCGTTAAGGGCATCCAGACTGAGACAGCCCGAGCTCTGGCCGTTATGCGTATGCCACGCGATGGCAAGTCGCAGGCACTGCGCCAGGTACTAGATGAGTTTGGCGGCGACAATGCGCTGACCGATATGGCTCGCTCTTATCTGTCGCTTGAGACACGCGCAGCCAAAAATGCAATGGTCGAAAAGTCTATGATGTCCGGCGTTAAGGATGTCTGGATGACTACATGGATCAATGGCCTGCTATCGTCGCCGGTCACCCACGCAAAAAACATTGTTTCGAACTCGCTGTTCGGTCTGTACCAGATCCCAGAGCGGCTGGTGGCTGGCCTGTATTCCAATTACTTGCCGCAGAAGATCCGAGCTGGCGAGCTGCCGCCTGGGCTGCGCTGGTTTGGAGACAGGGTGCCTGGTAGCGCGGAAGAACGCATCGAGCTAGATGAGGCGTTGACGATGACGCTGTCGCTGCGCAATGCCATCAAAGAAGGTTTCGAGCTGGCATCCAAGGCATGGAGCTCAAACGCACCACAGCTGGATATTGCCAGCAAGGTTGAGCTCAGTCGCGCTCCGATGGAAAGCATGGGCGAGACACTGCAGCGCATGACCGGCGCAAAGCAGGATAGCTGGATCGGCAAGGGGCTGGACTACTACGGCACAGCGGTGACGCTGCCTGGCCGTGCGTTGATGACCGAAGATGAATTTTTTAAGGGCTTTGGATACCGCTTGCAAATGAATGCAGTGGCCACCAGGCGCTCAAAGAAAATCTACCGCGATGCAATTGACGCTGGTATGTCAGAGCAAGACGCGACTGCAAAAGCCACCCAAGAATTGCAGGACATGTTGCAAAACCCGCCGAGGGATTTGGATGAGGCGGCGATGGCATATGCCAAGGAAGGCACTTTCCAAGCGGATCTGCCGCCAGGTCTGGCCAAGCTGCAGAATGTCTTTAACCATCCGGCGCTCAAGATTGTGGTGCCATTCTTTAAGACCCCAGCCAACATTGGATTGAATGTTGTGGAGCGCACACCATTTGCGCCACTGTCATCACGCTGGCGGCAGGAGATCGCAGCTGGTGGGCCAGAGCGCGACATGGCAATGGCCAAGGTATCTTTTGGCTCAACGGTGCTGGCAGGCTTTGCCTTGTGGGCTGCAGAAGGTGGCTTGACCGGTCGCGGCCCGGAGCGCAAAGAAGAGCGCGACGCATTAATGCGCACCGGCTGGCAACCATACAGCATGAAGATAGGCGACGAGTGGTATTCGTTCCAAGGCATGGAGCCGATCGGCGCACTGATGGCCATCGCTGCCGACTACGCCGAGTACGCCAAGCATGAGCCTGATGCCAGTAAGGTCGAGGAAGTTTTCCTCGGCGCAACCTACGGCTTGTATGAGTACCTAAAGGAGCAACCTTATCTGCAGGGTGTCGCTGATGTTGGCAAGCTGATTGGCTTCAATGAATCTGGCCGGGTAGACGGCGAGAAGATTGTCAACGGCTTGGTCAAGCAGTTTGGCGGCTTTGTAATTGGCGGCTCGCCTGGTGGCGTTTACAGCTCTGCTGTGGCTAACATTGATCGCCTGCTAGACCCAACAAAAAAGGACACCAAGGCCAGCCCGGATCTGCCTATGGGCGTGCGTGGGTTTGTCGAAGCATTCAACCAGTACCGCAGCCGTTTGCCTTACTTTAGCGAGTCGGTGCCAGAGGCGCTGAACTTGTGGGGCGACACGATGAAGCGCAGCCAAGGCAGCCCGTGGGAGTTAGTGCTTCCGACTAGGGTATCGCCGGATCAATTCTCGGAGGTGGATGATCTGCTGGTCGAGATCGGCTCGCCAATCGGCGTGCCTGACCGCAAGACATCATTCACCTTGGGCGAGGGCGAGGGATCAGCCTCTGCGCCGGTGGAGCTGTCGCCGGAACAGTACAACCGACTGCTGACCATCTACGGCAAAGAGACTGATGCCAAGCAGACAATTCTCGACACCATGACGATGCCAGGCTTTGACCTGTTGCCATTGGATCAAAAGCAGAAGATGGTGCAGAAGGTACACAGCAAATACATGGGGTTTGCAAAACAGAAACTAATGTCGGAATATCCTGAAATTCAAGACAAAATCATGGACATTGGCGAGGCGCGTCAGTCTTTTGGCATCTATTACAAACCAGATTAAGCTAGTAAAATTTTGACAAGGAAGGAATATAAATCATGGGCGTGCCAATTAACAATGTGACAAGGCGGGTGGTCTATGCCGCAAGCGGCACTGGCCCGTATAACTTTACCTTTGAGATCCTGGCTGCAGGCGACGTTGCGGTTTACCGTGATGACACGCTGCTAACCCTGACCACAGATTACACGGTCACGATCAACACCAACGGCACCGGCTTTGTGACGCTGACGGCGACACCCACGGGTGCGACTCAGATCGCCATCGTCGGCAACCGGACGATCTCGCGCACCACAGACTTTGTGACCGGCGGTGACTTCTTCGCCAACACGCTGAACGATGAGCTGGATCAGCAGACCATCTTCAACCAGCAGAACTCTGAAGGTTTGAGCCGCGCTCTGCAGGCACCGCAGACTGACCCGACCAGCATTAACATGACCCTGCCGCGGGCATCGCTGCGTGCCAATAAGGCGCTAGGCTTTGATGCTAACGGCAACCCGGCGATTGCTGACACGCTCGGCACCAACCGTGGCAACTGGTCTGCGTCGGTGCTGTACTACGTCCGAGACATCGTTAAGGACACGACGAACAATAACATCTGGCAATGTATCGTTCAGCATACCTCAAGCGGTTCGCAGCCGATCAACACCAACACAGACAGCGCCAAGTGGACGCTGCTTGTAGATGCTGCGGCTGCATCAACGTCTGCCACCAATGCAGCTGCGTCAGCCTCTGCTGCAGCGACAAGCGCATCGAATGCTTCGACATCGGCCAGTGCCGCTTCGACATCCGCAAGCAATGCTTCTACATCTGCAACTAATGCGGCAAGCTCTGCCTCGACAGCCTCGACCGCTGCCACTACGGCCAGCACCGCTGCAACCAATGCTGGGAACAGCGAAACTGCTGCGGCAACATCGGCGACCAACGCATCAAACAGCGCCTCTGCTGCTAGTACGTCGGCCACCAACGCTTCGAGCTCGGCATCGTCGGCATCGACTTCTGCTAGCAACGCATCAACCAGTGCGACTAACGCATCAAACTCTGCGAGCTCGGCAAGCACTAGCGCAACCAATGCCTCAAACAGTGCATCGGCAGCGTCAACAAGTGCAACAAATGCAGCGACTAGCGAAACTAATGCCGCATCTTCCGCGACTACCGCCAGCACTGCGGCCACCAATGCTGCTGCTAGCTTTGACAGCTTTGATGATCGTTACCTAGGTGCCAAGTCTTCAGCGCCGAGTGTAGACAACGACGGCAATGCACTGCTAACCGGTGCCTTGTACTGGAACACCACCGGCAACCAGCTCTATGTTTGGACGGGCTCCGCTTGGAATGCGGCTGCATTTACTGCAAGCGGTGGTGTCGTGCAGACCAGCTCGACCGGCTCTGCAATCATCCCATCAGGTACGGATGCCCAGCGTGACGGCTCGCCTGCTGCTGGCTACTTCAGATTCAATACAGATTCAGATTCGTTTGAAGGATACGATGGCACCGCATGGGGCGCGATTGGCGGCGGCGGTGGTGCAACAACGCTCACTGTTACAAACCGATCGGGCAGCGGTGTAAGTGTTCCGCTGACTAATGGATTCTTGGCGGTGACTAATCGTGCAGGCTCAACCGTCAACGTACCAGTAACCTAAAGGAAATCATCATGGCAACAAGATACCCGCTGGTGCTTAACGGCACCACCATCCAAGAGCTTCAGTCTGGTGACACGATCATCGGACAGAACTTTGCGCTTACTGACGCAGCTCAAACATTTACCGCAGACCAGACTTTCAACTCGACCAGGTTAAAACTGGCTGGCTCAACGTCAGGCTCGGCTACGTTAAACGCGCCGGCTACCGCTGGAACGAATACATATACCTTGCCACCTGATGCAACTACGCTGGGGTATTTGAATGTTCCTCAGTCTGGCTCAGACAAAACTAGTTCATACACACTGGCGACTACCGACATCGGTGAGTTTGTGGGTGTCGGCACTAGCGGATCAATCACGATTCCGAACTCGACATTCGCTGCTGGTGACATCGTGTCGATCTTCAACAACACGACCGGCAACATCACGATCACCTGCTCGATTACGACGGCCTACATCGCAGGCACGAATACGGACAAAGATACGATGACGTTAGCGACGCGAGGTGTAGCAACGATCCTGTTTATCAGCGGCACAGTCTGCGTCGTGACTGGGAACGTGTCATGAGTGGCATTATGGCAATGCTGCTAGGTAGGGCTGCTGCTGGTGGCGGAGTGTTATCTATCGTCCAGACCTTTACCGCATCTGGCACTTGGACTGCGCCTACCGGCGTGACCGAGGTTGAGTACCTAGTGGTCGCTGGTGGTGCAAGCGGTGGAAGTTCTGGAGGTTATGGTTGCGGTGGCGGTGGCGCAGGTGGCTTTCGTACTGGAACCGGCTTGAGCGTTACAGCCGGAACTGATTACACCGTAACTGTAGGAGCTGGCGCTACAGCTCTTGGGGCAAATAACACCGGAGTTAATGGAAGTAATTCAGTATTTTCAACGATTACTTCTAATGGCGGTGGTGGCGGTGGAGCTGACTTAGGGCCGTCAGCCAGTAATGGGCAAAATGGTGGGTCAGGTGGTGGTGGTTCTAGTAACTCTGTTGGTGGAACCGGAAACACCCCTAGCACTTCTCCGTCGCAAGGTAGTAACGGTGGTGATGGGAGTGGCCCCGGCGCAAGTGGTGGTGGCGGTGGTGGTGCTGGTGCTGTTGGTACTGCTGGCGGCAATCCAAATGGTGGCAACGGTGGAAATGGTACTTCCTCAACAATTAGCGGGAGTTCTGTAACTTATGCTGGTGGAGGCGGTGGCGGCGCTAAATTTGGAACTGTTGCATCTGGTGGCACAGGTGGAACTGGTGGTGGTGGCAATGGTTCATCTAATCCTTCTCCGGGTGCGGTTGCAGGTACAGCGAATACAGGTGGTGGCGGTGGCGGTGCTTCAAGTTCTAATTCAACAGGCGGCAACGGCGGCTCCGGCATTGTCATCCTCAAGTACAACGTCGCATCACAGACTGTATTCACCTTCAAGTCAACTACTAAATGGGTTGCTCCGACAGGTGTGACCAGCGTGGACTATCTGGTCGTGGCGGGTGGTGGCGGTGGTTCTTCTGCTGGTGGTGGCGGTGGTGCGGGTGGATTTAGAACTGGAACTGCATTGTCAGTAACTGCTGGAACTGAATACACCATAACGGTCGGCGCTGGTGGTAATGGTTCTGCAAGCGGTGGCGGTGGGAGCGCAGGAACAAGTGGCGCAGATTCTGTTTTTTCTACCATCACATCAACTGGCGGCGGTCGCGCAGGTGGAGACTTCACTCCGGGTACTGGTGGGAATGGTGGTTCAGGTGGAGGTGCAGGTCGTAACTTATCTACTTTTGGGAACGGCAATACCCCTTCAGTTTCTCCAAGCCAAGGAAATAACGGTGGTTCTGGTATTGGAACTGCAAACACGACCGGTGGCGGTGGCGGCGCAAGTGCGGCAGGAGCTAGTGCGGTTGCCTCTCCACAAACATCTGGAAATGGTGGTGCTGGAACTGCGTCATCAATATCTGGTTCGTCTGTAACGTACGCCGGTGGCGGCGGTGGTGGAGGCATTTCTCCATCAACAGCCGGAACTGGAGGCTCTGGTGGCGGCGGAGCGGGAAGTGTTACATCAACAGCAGCTACATCTGGCACAGCCAATACCGGTGGTGGGGGAGGTGGTGGTGGATTTACTAACCCTACTTATGGTGCCGGTGGCACAGGCGGTTCCGGCATCGTGATAATCAAAATCAATCAATAACTATGGAAACTAAAGTCTATCGATTCATGGGCATCGACACGGCAATGCAAATGCTGCGTCCGGGTGCTAAATGGGAAATTAGCAATGGTGTTTTTACCCGTTGGGAAGATTCTCGGCCTTGCCCAAGCATTGAGGAAGTCTATTGGGTGATGGATAAGATTAAAGAGTTTGAGGAAAGCATCCCGACAATTTACTTGCCGGAGCAGCTTGAGGCTATGAACGCGCAGGTCAAAGAAATAGAGGGCGCAATCGCATGAATATGCACAACCTGTTTCCGACACCTATTGGGATGTTTGACCTTGACCGTCCACTGACGGATGAGGAGATGCTGTTCGTGCGCGGACAGGAAACACGGGCAAATGAAGGCAACACCACCAGCGTGAATAACTTTGTGCTGCGTGATTCGGTAATGACTTCCCTAAGAGATTGGATTGAGGGCTGCGTTGCTGAATACTTCAAAGCGACTAGTGACCCAAAGCATGATGTTGATTTGCGAATCACACAGTCGTGGTTCAACTACTCCGAGCAGGGTCAATGGCATCACAAACACGCTCACCCAAACTCATTTGTGTCTGGTGTGTTCTACCTGAACACCAACCCGGATGACCGCATCTATTTCTATCGCTCTGGCTGGCAGCAGATTAAGTTTCCACCTGAAAGCTGGAACTTGTACAACTCCGAGTCGTGGTGGTTCGAGGCCATCACTGGTCGGTTGATTCTTTTCCCGTCATCGCTCGAGCACAACGTGCCGACGGTAACGGGTGACGATGTGAGAATAAGTATGTCGTTCAACACATTCCCGGTGGGGGTTGTTGGCGATGAATTGAGTTTGACCGGATTAAAACTGGAGGCTTGAATGGCGCACTTTGCAGAATTGGACAGCAACAACATCGTGCTGCGTGTGATCGTGGTGGACAACAAGGACACTAGCGACGCAGCAGGCGTGGAGAAAGAACACATCGGCGCAGCCTTCTGCGAGCGCTTGTTCGGTGGAACGTGGAAACAGACCAGCTACAACGGCACGATCCGCAAACACTACGCAGGCGTGGGCTACACCTATAACTCTGTGCGCGATGCCTTCATTCCACCGCAACCGTATCCGAGCTGGACGCTGGACGATGATGCCAACTGGCAACCGCCCGTGCCGATGCCGACCGACGGTGAACGGTATAGCTGGAACGAGTCAACGCAGACTTGGGATGCCGTTGAATAATCATGGAAGACTTAATCACAAAGATTGCCGTGGGCATTGGCGGTATAGGCGCTGGTGCATGGGCGATGTACCAGAAGGTCAAGGTTGATAACCGCAACAACCATGCGGCTGACGTTACTGGTGCCGCCTGGGAGCAGGTGGTTGTCACTTTGCGTGAGGAAGTCGAGCGCTTGTCGCAGCGGCTGGCTGCTGTCGAGGAGCAGAACCGTCGGTGCGAGGAGATGAACGACCAGCTCCGCGAAGAGATTATCAGCATGAAAAAGCAGCTCCACCTGTTCTGATGTGCTTGATCCGATCACAATTGCTGCGGCTTACAAGGCCTGTACCACAGCAATCGATCTTGCCAAGAAGGGTGTAGACCTTTACAAGCAGATCAAGAGTACCAGCGGGGATGTCAGCGACGTACTGAAAGACCTGAAGGAGCAGTACCACAAGATAGTTGACCCGAGCCCGGAGCAGAAGAAGCAGTACAACGAAGAGGTTAAGCGGGTACAAGAAGTGGCGAAGGCCGCGCCGGATGATGTGCTGAATGACATCTGGTCAAACCTGGGCAACTTCATTGACCAGTATGAGGCGCTAGCAAAAATCTATGTACAAAGCGAGGCAGCAGCGAAGGAGGTTTACAAGGGTGATCTGTCGCTAGGTCGCAGGGCTCTGGAGCGCATCCGGCTAGAGTCTAAGTTGGACGAGATGCTGGCGCAGGTGCGAGAGCAGATGGTCTACAACACGCCACCAGAGCTGGGGTCTGTGTGGTCAAGGTTTGAAAAGGCATGGCACGACATACAAAATGAGCAGGCAGATGCGCTGGCAATAGAAACCAGAAAGATTCAGGCAGCTAGATGGCAACGAAAGCAGGCGGTAAATCGGCTCAAGGCGCGTCTGGTATACGTTGGGGCGACCGTGTTCGTGATTCTAT